AGTCGGTTGCGTTTAATCCCGTGTTTGTGAGTAATATTGCGAGTGTTTTAGGTGTTGTTAAAGGCGAACCGTTGCGCATGACTCCGCCAACGTACGGGTCGCCTAGCGTTAAACCTTGGATGTTTATGCGGCCCGGGTATAATGGCGTGGCGTTGATAGTGCCGATGCGCTTTAAGGATTGATGGATGTTAATAGTCTACTGCAAGAATTATCTTGCAGTAGATTAAAAGCTGTTGCGAATTTTGTTCTCATGGTTGTTAAGTATAATAATTTTTCGTTAAAGGTATGGTAGTAATGAAAGGCGTGGTTATGAACAAGTGTGTGAATGATATTGGCGGGTCGGTTACGTTGTCGTTGGCTGATTTTCGTGACCTTGAGGACTTGGCTAAGTGTGCTGAGGGTTTGGAATATAATAAGAAACGGTTTAATGATTTGGTGGTTTCGTTTGCTCATAGCATTGATGCTACGATAAATAATGCTAGGGTAACGAGTTTTATTGAGCCGAACGAGAATATCACTGAGCCATTGCGAGCTTATTTGAATGATTATATCCGTAAAGGTTTTATTGATAGGTTGGAGAATTTGCTGGTCGGTTTAAGACCTCTTATGATCGATGAAGTGAAAAAACATGATGGTAAGGATAACTAAAATGTCTACATTAGTGACTTTATTGAGTATTATTGCGTTTGCTGTTGGTGTTGAATACATAAGGAGCAATATATAATGTTTGAGTTTCTACGCGCTTGGTGTGCTGATAGGTTCATTCGATATAATCCTAATGGGGCTGAACACTATTTTGCGGAGGGGTATTATCGCGGCTGGCTTGATTTGAAGACCGGCCAAGAGGGACGCCCTGATGGCCTCGATATGTATGATGTCCCTCAGTGTTATCATGGTGATTATGCTCGGGGGTATCAGGATGGTTTCGCTGATGGTGTTGAAAATGTTGGTGAAGATGAAAGTCGGCTATTGGAGAATGTGTACGGTATTCCCGATTTTTAGGAAAGGTGATGTATTATGTCGCAACCTTGGCATGTAAAACAGCGTGACAGATATAAGAATGCGCAGAGTTATATACCGGTGAGAGATCGCAGAGTTTTTGACGATGATCCTATGCATGGTCGTAAACGTGTCGCCATGCTTTTTAGGGGTAAGACGAAACAGCTTTCGCTTCGCAAATTCCGCAAGGGGGTTCCTTGGGAAATGTTTTGCCGTGGCTGTATGATGCTGGACGAACTCTACTCACATGGTGGCAGTCAAATTGCTTTTCGTGATAGTGTGATAGAAATGGCTCATATTTGCGCTAATTTGTCGGAGCATCCTACGCGACTTGAGGTGCTTAATAGTGCCTTGGATGTCGAAGAGATAACAGGAACGATATATCGTCCGTTTATGATAGGCTGGATGGCATTGGTTTATCTTGTTGGGGGGGATGCGTTCGATGTGCAACATATGTTCCCTGACCATCCGGAATTAGAGTATATGGTTTCGAGATGTTTCTTAAGTTTTGACAGACTCGACAACACTGTGTATACTGATGCATGGGTGTTCGGTTTGTACACTAATAAACAATTTAAGGATTGGTGATTATTATGGCAGAAAAAATTAAGGGCGGAACGGTAGTTCGCACTCACCATTATGTGGTTGTTAAGGGCGTCGAAATGACCCCGGACGGCGATATGATCGAACAGGAACACGTTATCGATGGAAAACATGAGGACGTGGAATATTTGAAGCGTAAAGCCCGCCGCGAATGGCCCGACTTCCTCCCCCGCGAGTTTTCGTGGCATAAGCAACGTGCTGAAATGTCTGAGAAAGATTTTTACGGCATGGCAAAGTTTGGCGATGATGAGGAATATGTGCCTAAGCGCGTATCCGAAGCATCGTCCGAAGTAGAAGAATAATAAACAAACAAATAGATAGGTATAGGTGAATATTATGGTTAACGAAATTGCAACCGTGAATGCGACTACTGGAGAAATTGAAGAAATTGAGAGCCGTCCCGTGTCCCAGTTGGTGAACACGCTGAGTCCGAAGACGTTTGAGGAGCGCAAGGCCGTGTTTAACGCGGTCAATAACGCGCAGTCTTTGGATGATATGAAAGATAAGCCGATCAAGATTACCGGCGTGGCGCAGACTCACAGCGTCCGAGTTGATCGCAATACCGGCGAGGAAGTGCCATGCATCGGCACTACGCTGGTAGGTGCTGACGGCACGGGCTACTACTCGCAGTCAGCCGGTATTGCTCGGTCTGCCTATAATCTTGTGGCCGCGTTCGGCTCGAATTGGCCGGAGCCATTGACCGTACATGTTAAGGCGACCACGCTAGCATCGAAGAACACGCTGAAGACGCTTGTCCTTGACTAGTGTGCTATACTAGTGGTGGTTGGCAGTCTATGCTAGCCATCACCTAACCCAGTGGGGCCGTGTCGTATACCGTCAATACGATGCGGCCCCACTGTTTATATCAGTAAGGCGGGGGATTATATGGCATCACGGGCCGTGCGTAGGGCACGAAAACAGCATGTAGCGACACTAAGTGCACAGGCGCATAAGAGTGAAGCGCAACGAAATATTACATCATTGAATCAAGTTGACCCGAGTAAGCTTGATAGGCTTACCGTGCCGCAACTACGCCAAGCGGCTCAACTATACGGAGCAAAACAGGAGGCGCGAAAAGCTCAGATAGTACAAGCGGCGCAAGAGAGTTACTATAATGTGCCGGTAATCCATGTGACAAAACTCGACAGGGATATGGCATCGCGGCCACTGATCTCGGATGCTGACATAGCGAGTGCTCCCGCCAAGAGGCGAAAAACGTTGCGACAGCAACAGCGGCGTCGAGTTGCGGCGCGAGAAAAGTTGGGGCGCGCGAGGGAATATAACGCTTTGCGGCAGAGTCGGACGGTAGAGCAACAGCAATGGCGGGAACGGCATGGTCTTGACGCGCCGAACCCTAATGTGATGAGTCACGCGCTGAGCGGTAGTCGGGAATTACGCGACATGCTGAATACGGTGAACGTGCTCAATAATCCCGATTTTGTTAAAAAGATGCCACCGGAGACGCTTAAACGAGAGTTAAAGGACGCCGTCAAGCGTGTGAAGTCTCCTCGAGAGCGACAGCGTGACGAATTATATAAAGCGTACAAAAAGGCTAATCGTGAGAGAAATAAGAAACGTGTTAAACAGAAGAAAACTCAATTACAGTATTTGCGTTTTTTGCGCCAAGCTCAGCTTAAAGGCGCTCTAGGTAAAGATGTAGCGCACCAATTTTCACGGCTATCTGATAGGCAAGTACGATGGCTCATGAATAATACGTCGTTTGGGAAAGCTGTTCGTAATTTTATCGGCAATTCTCCCGAATATGAGTCGTGGGAGACGGTACGTAAATATGCGAAAAATAATAAATTTAAGTTTGTTTCCGAAAGCGAAAAGCAAAAAGCTAAGGCCAAAAAACAAATATTAGACTTTTTCGAGATGGCAAAAAGGCATTAAACATATGGAGCACTATTATATCATTGACGGGGATATTATAGCCGATATTAACGGTAAAACTGACACATTTGATTTGCGGAAAATAACACGCATGATGATATCAGCCACACAACCTCATATTATCTATTGTACGAGCGAAGATACCATATTATCGTGGGTTGCGTCCATGATGTCACACGGTATCACGCTGAGCAATGGGCGTAAAAATTCGTATAGTGTACTCTGTGGCACGAATCGTATTTTGTACCATGCCACCTATCGCAATAGCGAGGGCGTGCCGACGCGCATGTTTTTGTTAAGCAACCTCCTACGCACCACGTCGGCGCTCAAGCTCCAGCAGTCCTATGGTGGGGATACGCCGATTGCGGCCGGTATTCGCGCGCTTCGATCGTGCGTCGACCTCAACATATCCGGCATGACTATTGGCGGTGCTGCCATGGCCGAGTATGCGAAAAATGGTGCGCAATTCGCCAAGAATTTTCCAGCCATAGACCAAGACGCTGAAAATGATATGCGAACCGGGTATCTTGGCGGCTATATTGCGTGCAAGCCGGGGGAATATGAAAACGTAGTCGATTACGATTGCAACAGCATGTATCCGGCACAGCTCCGCAATAAGCCCCTCCCCTACGGCAAGCCGGTAGCCTATAGTGGCGCATATGTTACCGATGAAGACATGCCGCGCCATATCGACGTCATGACATTCCGGGCCGACGTGAAACGTGACGGCTACGCTTTTTTAGGCGTCATGGACATGCTATCAGGCGATAGGGCAAGTAGCGTAACGTCAACACGGGGCTATATCACCATGGCACTAACCGACATCGATCAGCAATTACTCTACGATAATTATGACGTGAGTGTGTATGAAGTTGAGCACGGTTGGAAGTTCAAGGCACAACGCGATATGTTTACTGATTACATAGACCACTGGTATGCGCTTAAATCAACAAGTACAGGGGCGCAGCGTAATATCGCTAAACTCATGCTTAACTCGCTGGTAGGAAAATTCGGGACCGTGCCGCGCGATAGTCTGTTAGAGCCGCAGTGGGATAGTGAATCAGGCGAGCTATTATGGTCCATTAAGCATGAAACACCCAAAAATTCGCGCCACTATCTCCCCATTGCCATGTTTGTGAATGCGTATGCGCGGCAAACACTCATTGCGGCATGTCGCGCCAATAGAAACGTAGTATCGATTAACACGGACGGGTTCGCAGTGGTGGGCAATGAGGTGCATGGCATTGATATTAGCCCCACGCGCTTGGGACAATGGAAAATTAAAGCGCGATACAAACGATTAGTGATCCTTAACACCGGATGCTATCAAGGGGAGACACAGGACGGTCATATTAATCTTGTGTGCGCGGGCGTATCGCGCTCCGCTCCGATACCGTGGGAACAATTTAGACACGGCGGAACTTTTACCGACGATTATGGTCAACAAATTGTGCTACACTGAAAGCGGTACAGAGCTAACACCCGTGACTGTATGTGAGAGTCGCGCGAATCGGCGATTGGGTTCGCCGCGCGGCTGAGGGCTGATAACCACTGTGCTACGCGGGATGTAGCGGCTCTCATGCCACACGGACGTCGGGAGCGAGATTGCACCCGACGTCCACTACTATATATAAGGAGCAATTATGGCCGATACCACAGATACCACTACCGAGCTGACCGACGATAAGCCGCAGGACCACGTCGACACGCCTAACGACGATATTAACCCGGAGCCGGACGAGGGCGATGATACACCCGCCGACGCCGGCGAGGATTACGGGGCGCAGATTCAGTTGTTGCGTGACGAAGTAGCGCAGGTCAAAGCCATGCTTGACGCCATGGGTATTGGCCAAGGGGAAGTCGCAGAACCGGAAGAACCCGCAGACGATAGGCCGCGCTCATATGATGACCTATTTAGCGACGACGACGAGTGATACACTAGTAGAGGATAATTACCCACAATTATAGGAGCAATCATGGCTACAAGTCAAAACGGCGAATCTGTGCGACCGCTGGTACAGGGCACCAATGCCGACATTATTAACCTTATCCGAGACGAAGCGTCGCCCGAGTTTCAGCGGCGTATTCCCGCCGCGACTAAGGCAACGATGCATGACACGTTGCAGACGCTCATGCGCTATGAGAGCGTGCGCAACGAATTTTATGACGCGCTCGTAAATGAGATCGGCAACCGGTCTATCAATAAACTTCGCTGGCAGAACCCGTTGGCAGAGTTTAAGCGCGCCGCCATGCAGTACGGTTCCACGCAAGAGGAAATCGCCGTAGGCATGGTCAATGCTCACGTCTACGACCCTAATAACGAATATTTGGGTGACGATATTTACGGCACCTATAAGGCTCCTATTAAGTCCGTTTTTCACACGGTAAACCGTGAAAACTGGTATCCGATTACCATTAATGAGTCTCAAGTCCGCAAGGCCTTCGAAAACGCCGATAGTGGACTGTCGATGCTGAACGCGGAGATTATGCAGTCCCCGGTTACGTCCGACAATAATGACGAATTTTTGTCGATGTGTAACCTTTTCCCCGAGTATGCGAACATGGGGGGATATTGGAAAGTGCATGTGCCGTCCGTGTCGCTTGACTCGGACGCGCAGGCGGCGGCACGACAGTTGCTGAAAAACGTACGCGCCATGATTTACAAGCTGCCCATCAAGCCATGGACCGAGTACAATGCCGCACACATGCCATCGGTGGTTTCTCGTGACGATTTGATTCTTTTCACCACGCCCGAGGTTCATGCGGCTATGGATGTGGACGCATTGGCCGCGGCGTTCGGCGTCGATTACATGGCTGCTAACGCCCGTATTTTTGATATTCCGTCTGAAATGTTCGGACTGGAAAAAGTGCAGGCCGTGCTCACCACGAAGCAATTCTTCTACGTTTGGGATTACCAGTATCTCACCACCACGAGCGGCATGAACCCGATCAGTCAGAATACTAACTATTTCCTGCATCACAAGGAGGCTATTTCGTTGTCTCCGTTCGCCCCGGCCGTACTGTTTTGGGAGGGTGACGGCTCGCTTGAAATCATTAAAGCGCTTGGTGATATTGCCATCGACACGCCGACATTGCAGGTGGCGTTGCAAAAGTACGGCAATCCGTCCGAACAGCCGACCGACGTCAAGCGTGGTGGCGTAGTGCAAGTCGTGGCTAATGCCACGTCGGCTAACTTCCCCAACCTCAATAACGTTGGCGTGTCGTATAAGATTGTCGAAAATGGGAACGGTGTTGCCGGGGCCGCGCTCCCCACAGACTCGCAGTTCACGACCATCACGAATACGGGCGTGCTTCGTGTGGGACTCGGTGAGACAGCGAGTACTATCACTGTTGAGGCTACGGTATCGTATATCGACCCGGCGACGCCTGAAGTGGTTAAGAAGATTTCTGATCGACTCGCCGTGCCGGTGAGTGGCGACGGGCTGCTTGGATTGCAGTCCGGGTTTGTCACGGCTCTCACGGTGACGGCTCCGGCAACGATCGGTGTCGGCAAGGTTGGCCACGTGCTCGCTACGGCTACGCTCACCGATGGTCGGACAGCCGACGTGTCCGCATTGGTCACATGGTCAGTCGATAATCCTAACGTGGCCTCCGTGGCAGTCGATGGCTCCATGACCGGAATCACGGCAGGCGACGTCGTGGCCTCGGCTACGCTCTTCGCAGTAACTGCCAAGGCGTCGAAGACTACTGTCGCATAACGCCCCCGTGATATAATAGGACTCATTACATAGTGTAATGGGTCCTATTTTTATGACAGGAGAAAGAGCATGGCTGAGCAGGATAACGGATTATCGTGGGCGTATTTCCCGCCGAACACGTCGTTTAAATTGTGTAACGTACCGTGGGACATGTCCTATAGGGATATTGTACGATTTGCTGACCACAAGGCACAGGACGATTATTTTAACAATCTCCCCGGCGTTACGGTAACCAATACGTCCGGGCACCGATTTAATCAGCCAGTTAAGCTTAATATCCCGTTTAATAAAGCGAATCAATATAATTATATTATTGTTAAAAACGATTACCCGCAAGTGGAACAGCCCCGGTATTGGTATTATTTTATACAAAATATTACTATGGTTAATTTGTACGTTTCACAGTTTAATATCATGCTGGACGTGGTGCAGTCGTTCCAGTTCGATGTAACTCTAGGTAATTGCTATGTCGAGCGCGGCCATATTGGTATTGCTAATGAGAATGCTGAGCAGGATGGGGGGCGCGCATATCTTGACATCCCCGAGGGACTTGATACCGGCTCGGAGAGTCAAATAACCTCGCAGTCGTATAATTATTTTATCAAAAACGGGGCGAAATTAGCAGATTCTACGGCCTCAATTGTTGTGTTGTCTACTGTCGATCTGAGCGATGACGCTGGTAGTGTTGATAATCCTAAAATATCTACAGCGTCGGGCGTTTCCATTAACAATATTCCCAACGGCATTAACATGTATCTCTTTAAAACCGTTACCGACTTTTTCGTGTTTATGAAAATGGGCGCACAATATCCGTGGGTTATGCAAAATATTCAAAAAATATATATGATTCCTAACGATATTCAATTCTCCGGTAATCCGGGGCTTACACATACGGTACCGTTCGGGGAATCTAACGTTGATATCGGGATGTATACTATCCAAATAGGACAGATTGATGTCGATAAAGATATCGCCACTGACGTTGATTTTAGAAACAATTTTAATATTCCGGACAGGTATAAGGATCTGAAAAAGTTTAAAACATTCCCCTACGCATGGGTCGAAATTACGCTCATGAACGGCAATAGTGTTATTATCAGGCCGCAGGACATTTATCAAAATAACCTCACCCTGCATGAGGTAGCCTACTATGGGCCACCAACGCCACGGGCCGCATTCTACATACGTTCGCTGCATGGTGGTGACAATGGTGGCGATACTATGCGCGAGGAGCGCGGCGAAATGCTCAACAGTACCGTCGGTGTCATTGATTACCCGTCGCTCGCCGTGGTCAATAATGCCGGGCAAATGTATCTCGCGTCCAACGCCCATAGCATCGACTATCAGCGGCAGACGGCTGACTGGAGCCAACAAAAAACATCCATGGGTATCAATAACGCCTACGCGCAGGCGCAGCTATCGGCCGGGTATGCGGAGCAGCAGACCGGCTTGGGCAATCGTAATCGTAGTGCCATGGCGGGGATTAGTAATCAATCCGCAACACGGTCAACAGATATCGCGCAGAATCAAGCGAACTTTGACTACGGTATGCAACAGTTGAACACTATCGGCGGCGGCGTGGCAAACGTGCTCGGCAATGCCGCTACCGGCAATATTGGCGGAGCCATCGGCGCGGCCGTCGGTGCCGGCATTGGCGCGTATGCCAATAATGCGACGTACAATCAAGGCAATCAGACACGTGCCGCCCAGCTCGGTAACACGGTCGATACGAACAACGCGCAGACCTCGCAGTCCAACAGTTACGCGAGTCAGCAAACGGGCTTAAGTAATCAGCAAGCGCTCCAATTTGCGGACATGAATCGGAGCATGGCTACAGCCGTGGCATCCGGCGACTACGCTAACGCTATTGCGGGCGTTAATGCCAAAATACAGGATACGGCACTCATGTCGCCTAACGTGGCCGGTCAGATGGGGGGCGATGTGCTGTTGTATGCGTCGAATAGGTGGCGTATTTGGCGTCGATATCGTCAGATCATGCCAGCCGCCATGCGCGATATTGGTGAGTATTGGCTCCGCTACGGCTATTATGTGCAACGCTTTTTAAAGCCTCCAACCTCATGGCAGACTATGGAGCATTTTACGTTTTGGAAAATGCATGAGCTGTATATTAGGTCAAGCACATGCCCTGAAGAGTTTAAGCTAGCTTTTAAGGGTATTTTTGAGAAGGGCGTAACCGTGTGGAATAGTCCTGATGATATTGGTGTTATTGACTATGCTGATAATAATCCGTTGCCGGGGGTACGATATTAATATGGCAAGCACAAACACTAAGCGCACGATACGTAACGCTAATCCCGCGTATCAGCAAGCCGTGGCGGCATTCCGACCCACGGCCGGATTAAGTGATGGAGCGGTACTCATGCAGTCGGCGCGTATCGACATGTACGCCAAGCTGCTCAAATCGTTAGCCGTGTCCCGGTTTACGTGGCGCGGGTTGCCTAACGGCATTGACTCAAGATACCTTGAGCTGATGCTATTGGAGCAGGGCATGGTGCTGTTCTTCCCGGATATTCGTAAAAATATGCACCGGTTTATGGTCACGTCGGCATCATATCAGGGTAACGTTAATCCGTATTTTAATGCGACAGAGTTCACGCCCGTGGCTAATAATTATAGTTATAAAACATTGACGTCTAAAGAGTGCGTGCCGATTTGGGATAATCTTATCCGGCAACCGTTTAACGATATTATTACGTTATATGCGCAACGCTTGGCTATGGTTGATAGGGCGCTGGACGTGAATTTGGATAACATGAGCATCCCGCTTATTGTGACCGTTGAGGATGAGAACCAACGGCTGACGCTTGAGAACATGATCAAGCAGAAACAGGATGGCGTTCCCGCTATCCTTGTGTACGGTGACGGCTTGGGGTCGCAATTCCAGTCGTTTCCTAATACTACGCCCTATTTGTCTGATAAATTGCTGTCGGATAAGGCGCAGATTTGGAATGAGTGCATGAGTTTTATGGGCATTCAAAATAGCAATACGGAGAAAAAAGAGCGACTGTTAACCGGGGAAGTGGCGGCCGGTTCGGAAAAAACAAACATTTTTAGATTGAGTTTTTTGAAAGCCCGCCAACAGGCGTGCGATACCATTAAACTGTTATGGCCCGCTTTGCATGATATTGGTGTTGATTGGTCGGACACTACAAGTGGTGGAATTTTAAACACGAACGAGGATAATAGCGATGAATAATAGCGGAGCATATAGCGATCTTGCTATGCCAGAATTCCATGCAGATTATACGATGCAATTAGGGCATCTTGTCGCACTCGGCTACGATAATGATGCGTCATTGCATCTTAATACGTACCCTATTTTTGACGAAGCATACCGGAATAGGCTTAACCGTAAGATTATCGAACATTATATTTTCAGGGAGATAGGGGTAGAAACACCGCAAATGTTTACGTTTAATTTGGGGCGTAAAATGAATGAAATTATGCCCTATTATAATCAGTTGTACGTGTCTGAGCAAACCAAATTCGACCCGCTGCTTACCCAAGATTTGTATAGTGATTCGAACCAAACGCAAACGTCTGAATCCAGTGCCAAGAGCAGCGCAGAGCAGACTGGTAAAAACGATACGACTAGTGACACGAGCACGAAAACTCATTCAAGCGCCACGACCGTACACAGTGAGTTTCCGCAAACGCGGCTAGCGGACTTTTTGCAGTACGCTACCAACGCAGACCAAACCAACTCGGATACTGACTCGAATACCACAGGCTCACAGTCTGCGACCAGTTCGAGCAGTGGCAGTAACACGACTGATTTTACCCACCAGTCGGACTCGGGTAATGGTACCGTCCATAGTCACGGCTATGCGGGGATGAGTGGAGCGCAGCTTATCACCGCATGGAGGTCAGCAATGCTTAACGTCGACATGATGATCATAGAGGAGCTGGCACCGCTGTTTATGCGGATAGTGGGCACACCGTCGCGCATGACATGGCCCCGATATGGCGGGCCGGACGTGTATACTGGAGTAAGATTCTAAGCTTGAAAGGATTGCATATGCTACCGAGTGAAACATTATGGCCCACGACACGGCCACCGGCGTTTGAGCGAGTAGGCTCAACACAGCCGTTTAACTACCGTGACACACTGACGTTGCTCGACTATATTAACCAAGTGGTGGCACACATCCAGTCAGTGCAGTCGGACGTTAACGATGGCATAACCGTGATTGACGGCGACCTACAGACCATGCAGGACACGCTCGCCGGGATGTTGCTCGATATGGCTAACCTTCGTGACGAGCTTATCGACATGATCAAGCAAGCCGCGGCTAGCGATAATATCGTCGTATGGTCAGTGTATGGCCAGCGGGTCGCGCTCCAGCGCGCACTCGATGATATGTATGATGCTGATCGGACGCATGGGCTATTCGTGTCCGACTTTGACAATCTCGAATTATCCCCCGCACAGTTCGACGCACTCGGCGTTAACCCCCGCGTATTTGATTTGCACAGTACGAATAAGGTTAATACTGTTGTGGGTGATATTACTCGCGACGATATCCTATGGCTTAAGGACTAATAGTATGCCCAGTATGCAGCACACGCCTAATTATGGTCTCACGCAATATGGGTCCAATGGTGACAAGGTGTCGTTTATTGATGACTATAATCATGATATGAAGATCATTGATTTGAAAATGAAAGCACTCGAAGATAAAATAATGCAGCTCCAAGCCGCACAACACTAAGGATAGCAACCATGCCTAGCGCTAATAAAACACCGAATTATAATCTCACTCAATATAGCAATAATGGTAGTGATAAAGTCTCTGCGTTGCAAGATTACAACGAAGATATGTCGAAGATCGACGCCGTGTTGAACGACAACGCGAATATGATTGCCACCAAGGCTAACATGGATACCACGTACAGTAAAGCCGACGTCGATACCAAGCTTGGCACCAAGGCTGATATCTCCAGCACCTATAGCAAAACTGACATTGACAGCAAGCTGGGCTCTAAGGCCGACACCGTTACCACCTACAGCAAAACCGACATTGACAAAAGATTCACGAAAAGTTTCCAGTCAGTGGCAGAGATGAAGGCATTCGATCTTTCATCCGGAGACACAGTAAGCACACTAGGTTTTTCAAATGGCGACGGATATTGTGCACAATGGGAGATCGGTGACGCGCAATCGAACCCTCTTGATATTCTTCTCGACAATGGGAAATATGCGTCATATGTAGATAATGGAGGAATAAGGCCCGAGTCCATTGCGGGAGTCCAACAAGACTATTCTCAAGTATTCTCATTGCTTATCAACAACTCTCATTCTCCGATAAAACTGGTACTATCCAATGGTGTCACCTATAAGATCGACCAAGAATTGACATTGACGAAAAAGGTGGATATCGAGGGCAATGGCGCAATTATTGAAATAGACAACACAAACGGACTCGTATTCGACAGCATGGCAACAGACCTAAAGGAATCTTGGTTCGGGGGGTGGAATGGCATAACCTTTACAGGGACTGCAAATGTTTTAGTGACGGTAGCAAAAGCGGTCAAAGGGTACATGAGAGACTGCCTCTTCAAAAATTTCCCTCAAACCGGACTGAAGACGGTATCCGGGTATGAAATGGTCTTCGACCTGCTGCGTTTTGAAACCAATCCAAGCCTGTCTACCATAGGCATAGACATGGGCATGGGTGACAGCAGCTTATCCAACATCATCATGAGAGACTGCCATACGGGCATACGACTAAATTGTTCAACAGTGACGATAAACAATTTTCACGCATGGATTTACACTCAAAGCGTACTCGCAGATAGCAAGTTTATTGACATCGTAAACAACTGTCTGTTATTTGGGTCGTTTATCTATAGCGATACGTATGCGACAGGAATTAACATACAATCTTCTGCTAGAGTCAATATTTCCGGCTTTTTCCAATACGTCAACTCAGATATATGGGGAGACCCGACCGTCAATGGATCGCCCGCAACGCTATATACCATCTATTATACAAAACAATCAAGCTCAAAATACACTTCAATCAAAAACGCCTGCCTGCGTGGAGCTAGTACAAACACTGCAAATGAAGTCACCAACGCAACCCCGTTCCTCGGCTTTTTTGAAATAACAGATTTCTACAATATCGATTTTGCGTCTATCCCATTCATGAACATACTGACGCCAACATGCGTAGGGTTCACCTTGCAGCTGGGTTCCATAATTGCGAGAAATAATGAAATAATGATAAACGCAGAATTTTCAATAGATTCACTGGACACAGGTGTCAGATCTATCAGCTGGGACAATTGGCTATCCAGGTTCAATCTGAGCGTAGCAGGTTTCGTAAAAACCGATCTATACAATAACGAAACGGCACCAACGTTAGCCTATGGTAACGTAAGCCAATATGAGCATAAAATAACATTCCCAAAAATCGACAACACTAGCGCAGGTAAAAAATTTGCGCTGAATTGCACCATTCCCGCATACCAGTCGCTTAACTAATCATGTCGAATCAGTCCATGTATGCCATGTACGTGATCGGGGCTGTCGAATCTAACCATAATTGGACGGCCATTAACCCTAGCGACCCGATTACGCTCGGCATGATGCAATGGTATGGTAATCGCGCTAAGACGCTCATCCTACGCGGCAAGGTGAGCGACTCGGCGGGGTACGCTCAATATTTTGCGAGCACAGCCGCAGCGCAAGCTGCTGAAGCTAATCAGGATATGAGCTACTATTATGTGACGCAAGCCGACGCGAGTGCGTGGCACGCATGGGCGGCTACTGACCCTAATCACGCGGTGCAGCAAGCGCAATGGGAGGATGATTTCAACGCCTACCAGCAGGTTTGCGACTCGCACGGGTTCCCGGCCGGTAATATCCGCGAGCGCATTTTCTTCATGACCATGTACCACCAGTCGCCCGTGTCAGCGTTTCGCGTGCTCGGATCCACGAGCGGCACCGCTAATCTTGATCTGCTGCACTCTACGGCGCTTAATGACAGCGTGCTGGGACAGTATCGTAACCGGTACGACACTGCATACAATATGCTCAACAGTTGGGACGGGCAGAGCGCCCCGCCCGATTTTGGGCAGGTGGGGGATGCTCCCACGCCCGGAGGTGACCCGGGCGGTAGTGGTGTCATTAATCCGACGCCCGCGCAACAACGGTACATCTCACTGGTAGGCGACGTGCTTGTGCTCCATGATAATGGTAAAACCTCCCAATTTTATCAGACAGCGCAACAGGCGTGGACGAATAGCGGCACGCCGGGCACGCCTATCAGCGGGGGGCAGACTGACAGCGGTAGCGATACCAGTTCAGACGCTGGATCCAAGGTAGTCGCATGGGTAGCGGCGCGTGTCGGCAAATACGCGTACTCGCAAGGTCCGGGGCGGCTTGATCCGGAGGCGTCCGGCTACACGGATTGCTCCGCATTATGGTGGCGCGCCTATCAGGATGTGACCGGCATCAATGTCGGACGGTGGACCGGCGAACAAGCCGGATTAGGCACGCGCATTGCGATCAGTGGCACCGATACGCCCGCCAGCGCTGTAGCTAAAAGCAAGCCGGGAGACCTCCTGCTACTCACATGGTCCGGCCATAATCCTAATTATGACCACGTGGAGGGCATGACGGGCACCGGCGCAGATCAAACATTATCCCACGGGGGGCCGGGGAATGGACCGAACTATTTTCAGGCCACCGGGGAAATGAATATGGCGAGCGAGTGGGAACTACGACGCTATGTGTAACGTGGTATAATAGAGTCATGACACCGAACGCTCACGTTCTTAATGAGAACGACTATTATGACTATCATGACGTGCTCACCTATAACGCGCCATGGTCGTTTATTATTGGCGCTCGAGGTCTTGGCAAAACGTATGGCGCTAAAAAACATTGCATCCGTGATTTTATCAAAAACGGCGCGCAGTTTATTTATCTCAGGCGCACGGACGTAGAGCAAAAAAGCAAGGGGACGTTTTTTGCCGACGTTGGCGAAGCGTTTCCGGATTATGAATTTAGGGTAAATGGCGCTCAAGCCGAATGCCATTATCTTAAAGATGATGCTAAAACGTGGCATATTATGGGGTACTTTATCGCACTATCTCAGGCGGGTGGCAAAAAGTCCATACCATACCCAAACGTGCGCAATATTATTTATGATGAAGTATTCCCCGACAATCAGCAGTTCTTGAGCAATGAAGTTACCGCGCTTGAAGAGTTTTACAACACTGTTGATCGTTGGAAAGATAAGGTTCGCCTATTTTTCCTGTCTAACGCCGTTATTAAAGCTAACCCGTATTTTGCCAAATTCCACATATCACTTGACGAGCAACAGCATGATAGGCAGGAAATTAAGGCGTACGGCGGCGGCTTTATAGTCATACAATTAGCCGACTATGGTGGTTTCAGTGCCAAAGTGGAGCGCTCGCGGTTCGGCAAATTCCTCAGACAGTATGATGCCGATTATGCCGACTATGCGATTAATAATAAATTCCGCGACGACAGCAGAACGCTCATCATGCCATTAGACTCGGACGAAGACGGATATTCGTATACGCTTGACACGGAAGATTACGGCAAGTTCGGCATATGGTATCACCTTGACGAGGACTATCAGGGTTTCTTAATATCGCGTAGGATCAAGCGCGGCATGCAAACGGAATATACGTTAGACTATCGGCATGTGTCCGAAACCATGGTGTATATTAAACGCGGCGACCCGATAGCTCAAAGGCTCGCTAACGATTATCGTCGTGGCAGAATACGCTTCGATGATACGCAAATTAAAGCAGATTTTAGCATGGTCATAGGATCCATGCTAGGAAAATAGGAGGAATAATGGACAACGCAACCGAATGGTGGCTTATCGCCACCGGCATACTTATTATTGGCGATTACGTGTCAGGAATGGTTAAAGCCATTGTACAGAAAAACATCTCATCACGTATTATGCGCGACGGACTATGGCACAAATTCGCATACATCATGGTAGTAGGATTAGCCGCATTCTTGCAAATCGCATCACAACACATTAACCTCGGATACGACGTGCCGCTTATCCCGCTCGTATGCGGGTTCATTGTAATGATCGAAGTAAGTTCTATTATCGAAAATTTGGCAGAAGTCAACCCCGAAATCAAAGGCAGTAAACTACTCGAATTTTTCAAAATAACCAACGAGGAGAACAATAATCATGCCTGACATTAACGCTTTTATTAATCGTATGCGCTACTGGTGCGCAACCGCTAACCTCGGCTACTCGCAAGCCGACCGCTGGAACATTAAAGATGGCGGCGACTGCGATTGCAGTTCACTCGTAATCTACGCACTGCGCGAGGCCGGTTTCGACACCGGATCAGCAAGCTACACTGGTAACATGCTCCCCAACCTGACAGCCCACGGATGGCAGCGCGTCCCCAACAACGGCAACCCACAGCCGGGCGACATTCTGCTCAACATTGCAGACCATGTAGCCGTATACCTTGGTAATGGACAACTCGCACAGGCAAGCTACTCGGAAAACCGTAGCGCCAACGGCAGACCCAGAGATCAAACAGGACATGAAACCAACATATCCCCCTACTATAATTTTCCGTGGGACTGCTACCTACGATATGTGGGAGCACACAACGCTCCAGCCGCGCCCGCTGGCACTAATCTCGCCGTAGACGGCTCATGGGGACCCGCTACTACGCGGCGCCTCCAGCAGATTCTCGGCACCACAGTAGACGGAGTAATATCCGGCCAAATTCGATGCCCAGCCAACGAACATATCGCGTCCATACAATTCGGCAACGGCGGTAGTGATATGGTAGCAGCCATGTCACACGCCATGGGCATCACCGACATGCCGCGCAACATCGGCCCCGGTTTCGTGTCAGCCCTCCAGCGTAGACTAGGCACTACAGTAGACGGCGTGATTAGTCCCACGTCCGACGCGGTACGCGCGTTGCAACGCCGTCTGAATCTCGGACGCTGGTAAACTAGGAGAAAAATATGGTAGAAGAACACCCCGATGCTCAAGACATGTCAGAATACAATAGCGAAATAGAACGACGCCTTACACAGGAACATCGATCACACCACATCATCTCACATTGGATAGCGTGCATCATACGCAGAATCTTCTACTAAACAATAAGCCCCACGGAAAACCGTGGGGCTTACTTAGTGCCTTAGAATCTCAGATCATAGCACGAGAATACGCCCTAATAATCTCATCCATAGGCACATGCTTCACATCGGCTCGCCTCCAAACAACATGCCTACTCAACAAATCATTATACGCAACACGAACCATCTCACGACGAGCCTCTACAGCCGTAA